CAATGGTGTTTTCTACATTGACAACACTACAAGCAAACCAACGTTCGCAAATTCAGTAGCAGCAAGCACTACATTTGGAACAAACCCAAACACTAACAGCACAGACGGAGTTGCTTTCGTAAACGACAGTCCTGATCAAGAATACATTGTGAAGGCAGACGGTGTCGTAACGCAAGCGCTTTTTGGTTTATGTGGAAACATGAACGACTTTGCTGCTGGTGACGCAAAAGACGGAGCATCAACATCAACATTTGATATTGGAGCACAAGCTGAAACTAAAATGTTTAGAATTGTAAGAGTCGCAGAAGACCCAGACAATGAAGACATTACTACAGCTGGCGCTAATTTAATTGTTGTGTGTAACGCTGCGGCTAACACTTATAGATAATAGCTAGGATAGGAGAACAAAAATGGCAATATCACGATCACAACTAGTCAAAGAACTAGAGCCAGGTTTGAACGCACTGTTCGGCTTGGAATATAAGAGGTATGAAAATCAGCATGCTGAGATTTATACAAACGAATCTTCTGACAGAGCTTTTGAAGAAGAAGTTATGTTATCAGGATTCGGTAACGCACAAGTAAAAGGTGAAGGTGCTGGAGTATCATTTGATGATGCACAGGAAACTTACACTGCTAGATACTCTCATGAGACAGTAGCTTTAGCATTTGCTATCACAGAGGAAGCTATCGAAGATAATCTTTACGATAGACTTTCTGCTAGATACACAAAAGCTTTAGCAAGATCTATGAGTAACGCTAAGCAAGTGAAAGCGGTTGATCCTCTAATTAAAGGATTAGTCGGCACTGGAACATTTAAGTCCGGTGATGGAAAAGCATTATTTGCTGTCGATCACCCAGCATTGACTGGACCTGATGTTAAAAATACATTAGATACACAAGCTGACCTTAACGAAACTTCATTAGAAAATTCCATGATTCAAATCGGGAAAATGACTGATGAAAGAGGACTTAGAATTGCAGCAAGAGGATTGAAAATGATCATTCCTTCTGAGCTTCAGTTTACAGCTGAGAGATTGATGAAATCTCAAGGTAGAACTGGAACAGCTGACAATGATATAAATGCAATCGTTTCAATGGGAATGGTTCCTCAAGGATATAGAGTGAACAATTACCTAACTGATGCTGATGCGTTTTACATCATTACAGACGTACCTAATGGTATGAAAATGTTCACAAGAGCTCCGTTGACAACTGCAATGGAAGGTGACTTTGATACTGGAAACGTTAGATACAAAGCTAGAGAAAGATACTCATTTGGAGTATCTGACTTCAGAGGTATCTTTGGCGTCGCTGGTGCATAATAAGTAAATTTTATGAGGCGGCCTTAAAACCGCCTCATTTAAAAAATAACATGGTGAGATCATGAAAACATTCACAGTAACAATATGGGCATACGATCACTACGCAAAATTTAACGTTTTGTCAGAAGATAATGCTATTGCTCTTGAACAATCAATCCTTGACAAACTGGGAGAAAAGAGTATAAACTGGGAATATCTTGGGATATCTTATGATGACCGAGTAAACAGAATAACCTATGAGGAGGTTGTTGATGATACAAGACCTATACAAACAAAAAAGGTCCTTGGAGTTGAAGTGGGAACAGGAGCATCTGTCTAATGGTAGATATACTCTTGAAATGGTCAGAATCGATGATAGAGTTAAAAAAATCATCACTGACATTAAGCTTGAAGAAGCTGAAATTGCTCACAGGCAAAACACTGCAGAAGGTGTTGCTCCACAAGTTTCAGTAGCTACTTAATAAAAAAGCTACATCGTTGAATAAATTCAATTCACATTATAGGCTCTCTTGCACTCTATTAAAATGTAGTATATAGTTTTATTACTATACAATTAATTAGAACGTAAACGAGTATAGTCGACGGCCTAGAGATTACGTTCGGAAACTAGGAGGATATAATTATGGCAAACACTACATTTTCGGGACCGGTACGATCAGAAGCCGGATACCAGCATGTAACAAAAAATGCAACAACAGGTGCATTTACAACTAACTATCTAAACGTTAAATTTGATTTCGTTGGTATGACTCACGCTGCAGTTTCTGCAGGTTCAGGGGTTGCTTTACCAGCAGACCAAGTTAGCACGGTAAACTTTACAGGCGCAGCAGCTTGTTCAATGGTTTTACCAGCAGCTACACCAGGAACAAGAGTAGCCTACGTTCAAAGAGTAGATACAACAGGTGGAACAAATACTTTAACTTTTGATGCATTAACAACTGATGCATGGGTTACTGGTAGTTTAATTGAAACTAGAGCAGCTGATAATGTTTCTTATGATACATCAACAGCAGGCGAAGGTCAGTTAGTTTTCACTGCAGCTAATGCAACTACAAACTTTTTTTCAATAGGAAGTATTTTATACTTTTCTTGTACAACAAAAGGTTTATGGCACGTTGGCCTTGACTCAGCTAAAGACCCTTTAGCAGTTAAAGGTGCGTTCGCATTTGCAGCGTAATAAATAATTAGTGTGGGGCTTCGGCCCCACCTTTTAATTTAAGGAGAATAATATGGACTCAGATCAACATACGTTGAACAAAACAACCGGAACTGCTTCAGTTTTAAGAGGCTCAAGAACTAGAGTTACTTCAATTCAAGGAAGAGGTGAGGCTGGTTCAGTTTTACTTTTACATGATGTAGCCGACGCAGGAAATGCAGGTGCTGGTAATTTATTAGCTACTTTTAAATTTGAAACTGAAGGATTAGAAGTTTATATACCTGGTTCTGGTATTTTGTTTAAATCTGGAGTTTGTGCAACTTTATCACAAACATCTGGAACAGACGGAAGTGTTACCATGACAATTACAAGGGGATAGTAAATGGCCAATACCACCTCGGGAACAGCAACGTTCGATAAAACTTTTGCTATTGATGAAATAGTAGAAGATGCATTTGAACGTATTGGATTAAATTCAGTAGCAGGTTATCAATTAAAATCAGCTAGACGATCTCTTAATATCTTATTTCAAGAATGGGGTAATAGAGGTATTCATTATTGGGAAATAGATGAGCTTAATTTAGATTTAATTGAAGGTCAATCAGACTATGATTTTTTTAGATCTACCGGCGATGGCACAAGCGCAACGTCAACGCCTGCAGATGTTTATGGAATGTCCGATGTTCTTGAAGCACAGTTAAGATCTAATAGAACTCAAACAGATCAATCAGATAGTCCAATGACTAAAGTAGATAGATCTACTTATGCAGGTTTTTCTAATAAATTATCAAAAGGAACTCCCAATCAATATTGGGTAGAAAGATTTATTGATAAAGTTAGAGTACATGTTTATCCAACACCAGATTCTACTAACGCATCTAAAGACATGCATTTTTATTATATTAAAAGAATTCAAGATGTTGGAGATTACACTAATGCAACAGATGTGCCGTTTAGATTTGTGCCTTGTATGATTGCAGGTTTAGCTTTTTATCTTTCACAAAAATATCAACCACAAATGGTGCAAGCCATGAAACTTTATTACGAAGATGAATTATCTAGAGCATTAGCAGAAGATGGCTCAGCTTCTAGTACATACATTACACCAAAAGCTTACTACCCAGGAACATAATGGCAAAATACGCAACAGGTAAATACGCAAAAGCAATTTCTGATAGATCAGGTATGGAGTTTCCATATAAAGAAATGGTTAGAGAGTGGAACGGATCTTTTGTGCATGTATCAGAGTTTGAACCAAAACAACCACAATTGGAACCAAAACCAATGAACGGTGATTCTATATCTTTGCGTAATGTTAGACCTGATAGAACAGAAACAGCTGTTCCTAATATTTTACCTTTAAACGCATTTACAACAACATCTGGATCAACTACAATATCTGTTAATGAACCAGATCATGGTAGATCAACATCAGATACAGTTAGATTTAGAGACGTATTAAATGTTGGTGGAGTCGCAGCAACAACTATAAATAATTCAAGTGGATACACAATTACTAAAGTAGATGACAATAATTATACCTTTGCAACAGCTACAACATCTAGTATAAGTGAGTTAGGAGGAGGCGGAGCTGCATCAGCAGGCCCTGTAACGGTAAGCGCATGATAAGTAAAATTTGGAATTGGATAAAAAATAAATTTAAACCTGAAAAACAAGAACCTCATATAATGTTATATGATCCACAGCCTTGTAAAGGTCATAGAAGGTTTAGAAATAATTGTGAAGATTGTAGAAAGGTTTCGGCATAATGGCTGGATTAAGTGCATCAGGATTAAAAACTCAAATAAGAAGTTATACTGAAACAGACTCTAATGTATTAACAGATGCTGTTTTAGAAAATATAATTTTAAATGCACAGTATAGAATATTTAGAGATGTGCCTATAGATGCAGATAGAAAACAACAGTTAGGTAATTTTGTTGCTGGACAAGAGTCTATAAATGCTCCGGCAGGATGTTTATTTATTAGAGCTATACAAGTTTACGATACAAATGGATCAGCTATTACAGGAGCTAATAGATTTTTAGAAAAAAAAGATATGTCTTATCTGCAGGAATATCAAGATGTAACAGGCACGTCAGCTGCACAAGGTCAACCTAAATATTACGCTATGTTCGGTGGTGCTACAGGAGAATCTGATACTACATCAGGTAGAATATTTTTAGCTCCAACTCCAAATACCACATATAGATTTAGAGTTCATTTTAATAAAATGCCTGATCTTTTAGAAAACAATGATACCAATTATATTAGTCTTAATTTTCCAAATGGTCTATTATATTGCTGTTTATCAGAAGCATATGGGTTTTTAAAAGGTCCAATAGATATGTTGACACTTTACGAAAATAAATATAAACAAGAAGTACAGAAGTTTGCTAATGAACAAGTTGGCAGAAGACGAAGAGATGACTACACAGATGGTGCTGTTCGTATTCCAGTAAACTCAGCAAACCCGTAGGAGATAAATT